CAATACCACATCTTGGGAGGAGTTAGCGAATTGGCTTTTGGAGAAGGTCTCGTCGAATTCATGGACAACAAGTTACGCGTGTTCATGGAAGGAAACGGCAACACTTACGAGCACGAGGCCTATGACTTCTCAAATCTCACGTCCGTTTGTAACCGTTGGACCATAGGACTCACAGAAACTTTGTCCATCTGGAAGCCCGCCCACATATTGGAGCTTCCAAGAAAACTTGAATCGATTAATCTTGCCGTCAATTTCGATCTCGCGAAAAAATTGATTCAGTTTAGATCAACTATGACTAAACCCTCGAACACAGCTCTTCACGTCATAGCCAAAGATGCTCCAAAGTCGCACAGTACTATTGCGAACCTCGACTTGATTTCGCAGCACCTGATTGACAAAGACCTAAAATCCCAAGGCAAGCCATTAACTTATGACAGACCCATCGATTTGGCGTCCACTCTAGCATGGAGCCAATACATCCAATGGATGCCTTTTCTCTTGAAAGAAGAGTTTTACATTTGCGGTACCTGTCGAGGAGATAGCTGTTGTCCCGCTTCAGCCAGGAGAACTCTTCTTAAAATCGCACACGACTATCCTGCGGAAATCGGATGGCTATGCCTGATAGGGCGCTATCACAAACCAATGCGGAAGATAATATCCAGCTACTACGGACTCAAATGGCGTTCATTGAAACACTTAATTATCAGTTGGTTCGTAGACAACCGGCAAGTTCTCATCGCCGATACTCATCGATTTACAGGTGAGCTACATCCGGACAATAGTGAAAAATTGCTTCGCATTGCCGACAACTGGACGCTGTGTGACACGAAGGCATTTATTAGAGGGGGCAAAACAGATGAGTTCATATATGCTAGACATGAACTCAAACCTTTTCTTGAAGACCACCCTCTCGAGAAAATTGTGGTCAAGCTTCCAAAAGTCTATCCTCGGTACAATGGGTCAGCATGCATAGCCGATAGCTTCGTCAAGTTTACACCTGAGGAACGCGCATACTTTACGAAATTAGAAGAAACCAACGTGCAATTCTGGGAAAACGCTGCTGAAGAAAATCAAAGAATGAAGCTTGAACGCAAACAAAGAGAAAGGGAAGCTTTTGGGTTTGAATATGAAGATAGTCGCGTTGCTCCAGCAGAGGTGGATGTATTAAGAACCGCCGGACACGACAATCATAGCAATCGAATCAATGAAACAATTGCTCCGGAAGCGACGACGAATCAAAATTACGACGCGGACAAAGACGTCAACGCAGAATTCTTACGGTCATTGGTTGAGCAACAGAAAAACAACAAATCCAGTGACTGGCACGGGACACTAACCCGAAAACAGATGCAAGCACTAGAAGACTACGCCGACGAATCGGAAGCAGCGAGAGACGAATCGATCGAACGCGACGTCAAATTGAATATAGTCGAATACAGTGCGTCCGAGCTTGAGGAGGAAGAAGAATTTTCTGACGGCGACTCGAACTACACTTATGAAGCCGTCGGATTCGAAGACACCAACGAAGCACAGCAACTACGTATAGGCGAGGAAGACGTCGGCGGCTATACGGTCAAATGTGGCCTGGACGAAATAAATGTAGTTTGGAGTAGGGCCTTCGTCCATTTTCAAAATCCGCAGGGCGTGAAATTCACCGATCCCACAGAGATTGTACAATTATTTGATATCGGTGACGAGAACAAAGATAGGGAGTATGTAGAAAAAGACTTCCCGATAAGCGGCCCGGAACTATATACCGACGTCAATGGAGTTAGCAAAATTGTGGAGCCTTACGTTTTTGACCACAAGCACTCGACCACCCTTATTTGTGCGATTACCAATAGGCATCTAGCCAGTACTAACGCCCCAGATAAAGAAATGCTAACCGATTTTGCCAAATTTGTGAAAGACGATGTTATAACTCGTAAAGAGCTGTTCGGATTTCCAAATTTTGAAGTTCAGGCACCTAAGGATTGGTGTGCCGAAAAGAAAGCTTGGCCAGAGAATAAGAAACTCAAATACGAAGAATACATTACGATGATACTCAACGTTGGCCACTTCCTAGGATACGGACATCCTAATTTTACAGCCATGGTTAAGAGTGGTGAATTTAACTACGCCACGAGCCACGAAGTCTTTAGCGCAAGAGCCAGGTTGATATGGGACCCAGAAGATAGAATGATGTTCGTGGCTTGGTGCCAACAATTTTTTATCGCCGTGGCTAAACATTGGTATCCAGAGTTCATCCATGCTCTGAATTCGAAAAAACTGGCCAAGAAAATCAACGACTTTTTCGAAGACAAAGTTCCAAACGATTGGATTCGTACATCGTGGGACGGTTCAGCTCACGACTCAAACCAACACGTCGAACTGATGCGCATAGTTGATGACACATTCATGGATGCAGTATTCCCTAAGTTCATTGAAATTTTTCCAATTTCTAATAGGTTGGCGTTCGAGGTCCTAGATATACTAAAAGACCATATAGCCAATCTTCATATAACCGTGAACAAAAAATATGTGGGAAAATTTGTTTTGCAAGGGACCACGTTTAGTGGGCACCCAACCAAGACGACGCTTGGAAACACATTGAGGGTGATTTATTACGGTTTATATACCGCAGCAAGGGCAGGAATTCTCTACAGTGATTTACTTTTCTTCGTGTCAGGCGATGATGCATGCATGTGGATTCGCTCTAGAGACGTTGATGCATGGACTCAATCTTTTTGGCAAGTCTATGATGCGCCCAAAACTAATAGGGCTCACGGATTGGGTCAAGCAGCCAAATCTCTCAATTTTGGTCATTGGTGGGACTTGGAATTCATTTCGAAACGGTCCATTTTGACCAACGGCAAAATAGTCATTGTAAGAGACATCAAAAAGGCAATAACCGGATCTAGATATTATAGTGGAGCAGAGGCCACTTACATAAAGGATCCACGAACCCACGCTTACGCGGTCGCTTACACTGAGCTTCATGGCTGCCGTTCGATGCCGCTCACTTCGCTTATTTATCAAGCTAGATTGAACTACGGAGTGAGAAACGAAAAAATTTTGAGTATAAGGGATAAAAAATTTATTAATATAACTATGGTCGACCAGCAAATAAATCCAATGGACGAAATGATAGGATATTCCATACACACGGCTGTTCAACCAGAGATTCTGGTATCAACCTTATACAACCTCGCTCATGTCACCGAACCTGGCCAACCTGTTTACGTTCCAAACGAGCTCTTAAATTGCGATATTGGTAATTATGCGGACCTTCGCGTTCATATCTCAACAGATCTAGTTCAAATCGCAATTGATGATCCGTATGATACATCAACTGATCAATTGAGTGGTGTTAACTATGTAGAAAATGAAGAGAGCTAATAACAGAAACAACCGCCGCGCGCCCAGAGTCATTCGAACCGGCGCCGTAAAAACAAGACCTAGAAAAAGGATCGACCCGTCTTTCAAAGCACATCCGACTAATGACGTCAAACTAATGAGAGTCGACGGACGTATTGGACCCGAAGAAAGTAAAGTGTTACGCGATCGACCTGACGCGCAAGAGAAACAATCCCACTTTACTGCGAGCGAAGTCGAATACGGACAAAGTTTAATCGATCCTTTCACCAACGTAAGAGTTAAGATTCCCAACATTTATCCAATAGAAACATCTACGTACAATTATGAATCTTCAACTACTTTATCCTCTGACACGAACGGCACTTTGCGAGTGCTGTTCAGACCGTGGGATCTGGGAAACACAATAGCATCTTACTCCCCCACAATCGCCTCCGACGAGAACTCTTTATTTGGAGGCGCAGTAACCATCTCTTTCGCAGAAATTCTATATGGTAAAAGAGATGTATTAGTATCAAGACAATTTTTGGACGCTCAAGGTTACAAAGTCTTTAGTGGTGTCGGGATGAGAGTCGCCATGTTTAAGAAATTTGGAGGTGACACATCCGGACCGATCGATACCTTGAGAGTAGTATCTGCTGGAATAAAGTGCGTCAACGTTTCGCCCGCCATATATCGTAGCGGCGCTTTGACCAGCGGACACACTATACAGTATGTAGCAACGGACAGTATAGATCAGTTGAGACAACTCAGTACTTCACACACCACCAACTGTGATATCGAACACTCTGGCATATACATTCCGCATGAACCAAAGTGTTATGATTTCTATACTTCACTTTGCTACGCTGTATACAGAGCCAAACTCGACGATACTACCACGTTTGACTTCGTGGGCTATTTTTCACCGGCATTGATGGAAAGTTATTTTGAATTTCCGGAGTACAACACTAACATCTGCGATTTTCCGATCGGAAATGAAGTTGTGCCCAATGAATTGATGAATAACAACATCTATTTTGCCCTTACCGGTGCTCCAACGCAGCAATTTCAATTCACCTGGAGCATTAATTATGAGATAACTCCCAATGCTGATTTCTATGGCATTTTACAGCCCTCAGCTTCAGCTCGGGGTAACCAATATGCCGTATTGGAGGAGTTATCAACCGCCCGCAAACCGGGCGATTCGTTCTGGACTAAAGTCAAGAATGCTGCTCGATCAGTTGCGAACACAGCAGCGTTGGTTCCAGGACTAAAACCATACCTGAAAATTTTGGAACATTTGTTTCCTACGTTCTTTGAAAAGAACCCCAACAAGAAAAGGAAGTAGTTAGTGATCCATTCCTAACGTCGCTACATGCGACTTCCAGTCAGGTAATGACAAGAGTCGAA